GAATTCATCCGGCGACACCATCTGAGTCTGACCAGGACCAGTAAGCGAGAAGGTAGCGCCAGTAATGGTTGTCAGATCCATAGGCTGGTCGAAGATTATGGATACGCTGACACCCAGTACGACGTCAACCTGGTTGGGGTTCGGAGATACCTGGACGATACTGGGTGCAGACATTAGATCTCCCGATCAAGAGGCGGTTGTGGAAGCTCCTCCTCGTAGACAGCTCCCAGCCCAACGAACTGGTTGCGCTTGGGCTTCTCCACGCGCAGGTGCCCGGTCTCCTTCAGTTCGTTCTGCATACGTTCGTAGTCGGCCTGATCCTTTGGCGTGATGATGTAGGAGTTGCCGGCTGCATCCTTGCCCATCAAGACCGGCAGTCCCACTTCCTCGTCTATAGTCTCCGCAATGACTCCCGCCTGTACGGCCTTATCGATCGCCTGGACGGTCTTGTCTACGGCCGCCGGAGTCGAGTTCATGTTGGTGACGTCCAGCAGGATCCCTTCCTTGAGAGCATTGCGCAGCGGAACTTCCTGATACAACTGTGGTTGTGGCACGATCTGGATCGGGTTGTTGAGCGATACAGCGAAGCCGTAGCACTGGAACCGCTTGGCCTTCTCAGTGTTGAGCATTAGGGCCCGTCCGGTAAGTGGTCCTTCCGGGGTGGACTCGAGCGTGATGAGTGAACTCATGCTGAACCTCTCTTGGGTCACTATACACAAAGAGCGACGACGGAATGTCCGCCGTCGCCCGATGTATTCCTGCCGCAGGGTTATATCGCGTTGTTGACATCCAGCGGTGTCGTGGTATCGAAGATCTTGTACGCCGGGTCCATGAGATCCTGGAACGTGTTGTTGGCTTCCGACAGGTTGAAGACCGTGCGTGCCGGCAGCACAAACTCGTTGGGGCGGACCTTGACGTTCTTGGCTACTGCGACAGCCTGTGCCTCGTGCAGGATGCCAAAGCCGTAGGTTTCCTCGATGGCCATGTACTGCAGACCATAACGGGGATCCTGCCAGTCCTTCACGTGGGCGTCCTCGCCTACGATCAGCGCGCCCAGGTTGCGGGACTCGAACATCAGGATGTTCGTCACACGGTTGATAGGATCGAAGTACACGAACGGCGATACCAGGATCTTGAACGGCAGACCCAGGTAGCTAGGCAGCTCGAAGTACGACTTCTGGTTCTGCGGGAGGCCTTCCGCCTTGGAAGTCGCTCCGCCAACCAGCTTGGGATCCTCGCCTGACGTGCCTGCCTGGTAGTACCGACCCTGCTGGCCTTGCCCGTATCCAAGTCCACGGTTGTTGTAGAACTTGTTGCCCAGCGAGGCAGGATCACCGCCCCAGTTGGCGAAGAAGGAACCGCCACCGGCTTGGATCGCGAACTCGCGGAGAACAGGATCCTTAACCCACATCAGCCACGCCATGGGGTGGACCAACAGGGTATCCGGAATGAAGCCCTGGGCCATAACCTGGGCGTACATGTCGAAGATGTCATCCAGTGTCATGGAGCCGTTGAGCTGGCCCTTGTAGTTACGCCCTGTGGTCGTGCCACGAACCGGTTGCACCGGTGCCGTAGTCAGACGAGCAGCCGGGGAGTTGTCATAGACAACTGTGCCAAGCTGGGTGATGAAGGAGAAGATGTACTCCTCCTTGTGGCGCGCCAGTGCGTTGCCGGCAAGGCGCAGCCAGTAGTTGATCCAGGGGTAGGTCGACTCGCGTACGAACCGCTCGTGGATCTTGAGGCCAATGCCGTGACGCTTGACAGTGACCGCGAAGCTCTGGGCTCCGCCGATGTTGATGTTCACGAACGGAACATCAGCACCGTCTGCGACCTCTTCTGCGCGCAGAGGTTCGATTGCGGGGAAGACGGTCATCATACCCTGCTCGTACTCGATACGCTGCAACAGAGCGGTACCGATGAGAAGAGGTTCGATGCCTTCCTGCACCATTGTCGTCATGACACGAGGGATCAAGAACGCTGCGTTCTGGATGTCCATCGCGTCCTGAATGGTGAGCGTCTTCTTCGACTCCGGATCATACCCATTGTTCCGGAAGATGGCTTCAAGACGACCCAGATTCTTGACATCATCGTCAGTCATCTGGAAACTAGCTCCAGTACGCATTGTGTTTGCCTCCTAAGGCGGTTGGGTTAAGGGTCACAGTCGAGCGACCTGTACTTCCACTTCCGACTTACATCGATCGCATCTAAAGCAGCCGGCAATCTGACCGTGCATATTGGCCTTTGCCAACAGCTTGTTACAAGTCCTACTGAGATCTCCAACCCTAGGAGCGTTACAGCGGAGGCCGCCGTTCGATATGACGGCGGCTCCCCGCGAGATGATTACCTGTTGCTGCACCATCGTCGGGTGTCTCGCTCTCGAGTTAGAGGTTCACACGCACAATAACATGCGTCGAGTATTCAGGGTGAAGCTGCTTACCTTGGTCGTACGCACGCTTGAAGATCGCGTCAGTAGTGACCGAGATGTGATAAGGAATACCACCGGTTGCCGAGCCGCCCATCCGTATGGCCGCCGGGTTCGGATCGACCATAGGCCCTACCATGGGACGATCGAACAACGTGCGGACGCGGTTGAGGAACCCTACCGGTACCAAGTTCTGGACATCCAGCACACGCCCTACGATATCCATGGGGGTGTGGATCGCCGGATTGTACAGAGTGAAGTTGCCGGCATCAGCCCCACTGCAAGCTGCGATACCGGTGCCTGGAGCGAAGCCTGACCCAGTAAAGTGTGTGAAGGTACGGCCGAACGCCTGTACGTACCCAACCACACCGTCATTGGAAGCCAACGTGGTCAGAGTCGTGGGTGTCGCGCCAATCCAGGGCAGCTTGAGAACGAACTGCGTCTGAATCGCCGTGCCCATCTCGTGCATGTAGTTCATCACGATGAAGCCGACCGGAACCACACCGTCCAGGACATAGTTGATGCCTGTGGCCGAAGTGGTCGCGAATGCCGTCACGTTGGCACCCACGTTCACGCCGCCAATGTACTGGTAGACGTTGCGTACTGCGCAGCCGATCGGGCGGCATATGCCATAGGCATAGGTGATTGCCGTCGAAGCCGTGCCGATATCGTCCAAGGCGATGTTGGTGATCGCGACGGCGTTGGTGCCGGCTACAGTAGCGTCAACCGGACCGGTAAGAATGATCTGGTTGGTGAAGCCCACCCCACCCTGCGCAGCAACCGTGCCAGTAAGCAGCGCGGCCTGAGCAGTAGCAGTCGTAGCACCAGCAGTATTGCCGGCAGCGGTATCCGCTGTGGCCTGAGCGGTCAAAGCAGTCGCGGCAGCCGTGATCGCTGCGTTAATAGCGGTGACCGTGTCGACGATCGATGTGTTGGCAAGCAACTTCACTGACACCGGAACTCCGGCTACCGTGAAGTCGATCTCGCCGAACAGGTTATCGGTCCCAGCCGCTGCCGCAAAGGTCACGGTAGCTCCAGCCGACAACGTGGAGGCAGTGATCACCGGAGCGTCGATCGGAACCGCAGTGCTGACGGTAGATACATCCACGCCACTCAGTGAGGCCAGTCCGTACGGGAACAGGTCGCACTTCCAGGCGAAGTCCAAGTCAGAGGCTTTGATGGTAACCGTGATGCCGTTGGGGAGAGTGACAACGTCGCCTACCACACCATCAGCAGGGGCGGCCAGAACAGCGTACTCGCCAGCCGACGCCACTAACTTGGAGGTCTGTGGGTTGTAAGCGAAGCCTACGTCGGCAGCGGAGTAGACCACCACGCAATACTGCCCGCCGTCGGCCTTGATCTGTGTAGTGCCGGAAGCGTAACCAGCAGGTACCAGACCACCGTTCTTGTCCTTGCCCACAAGCATGTGAGCGCCGATGACGATACCGGCCAGCTTGGGGTGACCTTGATCCTGACGCAGGGTCGGGAGCCACGGTGCGGGGTAAGCTATCGGGAGCCACGGCCGCAACCACTCAGACGATTCGAGATCCGGAGTCGTCTGGCCGATACGATCCTGCCCGTAAAGCTGTCCGTAGTACTGTCCATTCACATCGATAGGCATGTCGGTTGTCCTTTACTTACTGAGGTTTCGCTGCGGCTTCGAAGGCCAGATCGGCCAAGTACCGTGCCTTTTGGGGCTCGGTCATATAACGGAGTTTGAGCAGGAATCTATCTCGGGACGCTTGGTCCTCAGCCTGGTTCCGCGTAGAGTCGGTGGCGTTCGACCCGACCTGCGCGTCATCCGTTATCCGCACGTTATTGTCCATCGGCTTCAGAGACGCTCCGGTCGTGGAAGCCGAATCGACGTTCTTGGTCCACTTAATGCTGGACAGAATGTCCTGCACCGTGTCTTTCAAGCTTGTAATGTGCCGCTTGGCGAGTTCGTTAACCTTCTCGTCCAGCTGCTCCGGCTTCAGATCCTTGTAAGCATCCTGACCGGTGAGCACTCCATGCATGACGATCTGCTGTGCCAAGGTCCTCTTGGAAGCCGTCAGAATAGCCTGACGTGAGTCCTTAAGTGCTTCAACCTCTTTGGCTAGAGCGTCCTTCTCGGTCATAACTCCGTTAAGCGCCTCGTCCTTGTCAGAAGCCTCAGTCTTGGTCATGACCACGTAATCCTTGTGCTCGGAAATCGACTTGCGGCAGTACTCAACCCAATGGTCTTTGCCCCAGCGCTCTCCCAATGCGTTATGCAGATCGTGCATCTTCCAACGTAGACTGTCGGAGGCTCCCTTGTGGTGCTTGTCGAGGTCGCTATAGAGACCCAGGACTTCCTTCGCCCTGGTGGCTTCGTTCACTGCCCCAGCCGCTGAAGTATCCACATCAAGGAGCAGAACCGCTGCCGGCAAAGCACTGATCTCGGCATCGACCTCCACAGTAACCTCTGCAGGAACGATCGGTACCACCGTCACGTCCTGCTCATCCTTCTTCTTGGCTGAACCGCAGCCCATCTTGCTGGCTTTGCCGGATACACACGACAGGATCTTGGACTTAGTGGCGTCGGATACCTTGGCCCGACCAATCAACCTACGGGCAGCGGTCACGTGCGCGCAGTCAGGTACCGGGAACGACCGGCCCGGCCCGCAGAACGTGCCACCAGACAGCTTCTTGCGCGACTCGGTAGACAACTTAGCATCCTGCGCCGGCAACTCCCCGGCAGCCACGGCCGCATCGATCTCCATCTCCAACTCTTCATTGATACCGTCAATGTCAGCGAAGAAGGCCTTGTCTTCCTCGGTGGATTCCTGATCCCAGTTGGTCCAATCGCAAGCTTCGCCACAGTCATTAGGCGGAGCAGTTACGGTAGTGGTATCCGTCATCAACTCAGTTAGTTCCGCTGCGATCTTGTCATCCTGAACCACGGTGGCTGCATCCCAACCGTTCTTGCGGATGCGGGCATTGATTGTAGACACCAAGGAGCGGCGCTCCGTCTTCAACTCATCCGTGTCCGGGGACCATGCCACCAGCTCGGCCTTTAGAACCTTGGCCTTATCAGCCGTAAGGTCTGGTGCTTTGATCTCGTCGCGCAACTTAACTGGGTCTATGGTCGTTTCAACGCCTGGTGTGTTCATCGGCTCCTCTGTCGCTACGATGTCAGAGTCGTACAGCCCGTCCGTCATACGCATGCTGCCGGCTGCGCCTGCTGCCAAGAGGCTACCCTGCTGTTGTGTAGTAAGGCCCAGGAAGAACATCTTCTCTAGACTGTCGGTCAGCACTTCCTTGCTGATCGTGGTCGCGAAAGGATCGGCGGCGAAGTTGATGAAGCTGACTTCCTGGTTATCGAAGCACCCGGAGATCAGGAACATCTGGTCGCCATCCACCTTCTGGCCCAGCTTGTGCTCGCACTTGCCGTCCTCGGCCCAATCGGTGTGGCAGATCGAGCAGAGTGCGGAATCCGTCTTGAACCCTACTGATACGGTGAGATACTCATCGGCCAGGATCTTGCGTATGCCGTCCGGATTGGTGATCCGAACGCCCAGGTCGGTATAGCCCAGACCGGTGTACTCATCCAGCGGCATCAGGTTCTTCACTACCCAGTCGACAGACTTGAATAGGTCGTGACGCTTCTTACCGTCCCTCTGATAGAACAAGAAGTCCTTGACCATGGGGAAGTCGTTGACATAACGCCAGCTATCGTCCACATACTTGGCGTCCAACACACGTCCCAGGACGTCCCCGCGCTCATCATGCTTGATCAGGACTGGGCGCGGCGTCTGAAGCACCACCCCATCCTTGGTCGACTTTGGCAGCCAGGTGTGAATACCTTCCTGCATCTTGTCGGGGCGATAGAAGCGCATATTGCCATTCACGATACCGGCATGCGTCGCCGCCATACGAACGAGCAGACTATGGCCGGTGTCCGACTGAGAGTCGCGGCATTCGAAGAGATTGCGCTTGTTCTCTAGGACTTCCTTGGTCTTGAAGGTCCAGAAGTCCTTCATCTCTAACCAGGCCATGCTTACCTCTACTTCGTTATTGGGTTGATGATCGTTCCGTTGGGCAGGTTAATGGGGATCTGCCCCTCGAACCGAGGTGGAATAGGAGACTTGCGAACCGGCTGCGGAACGAACTGATAATCAGGCGTCAGCGGTTGCTTCCGGATCGTCGGTATCTGAGATTCTGCCATTCTCATCCTCATTGTCACTCAGCGCCGATGTAATCAGTACTGAGAGAAGTTCGGGGTCATAAGTGGTACCTGCCACAGTGGCCAGGTAATCCAACCCCTTTCGTGCCTGTCTAGTATAGTCATTCTCTTCAGCGTTAGGGATTCCTCCTTCTTCACGAGCCAGGATACCTTCCAGGGTAGACCGGATCTTATCCTGGTATGCTTCGTGATCGATCGTCCCGTTCTCGTCCTTCAGCTCCCCCATCAACTGTACGAGGGAGTCTGTCCACTCTGCAGCGAGGTGCTCCAGACCACTCTTGGCCTTGGTCGGACCCAGGTTAGACCCATGCTGGTTGGTAGGAGTCTCCTTGTTCTGCACACTCTTCTGGGCCGGGTTGGACTTCTTGGCTGTAGCCCTCTGTGGTGCTCCTCCTGTACCGGTGGCCTTGAAGTGTTCGGTCTTTGCCTGCAACAAGGAGATGGTTGCAGCGGTCTTGCGCTCGTGGTGTTCGGTCAGTGTGCCTGACTTCTTCATCTCGATGTTGGCCTGTGCCTTAGCAGCTTCGGTCTGAACAGGGATAAGCTTCAGCTGCTGCTGAGTGGCATGCTCGGCGATCTCAATGGCGGAGTCTGCCTTGGCTTCAGCGGTCTCCTTTACCAGCCGGACTACATGGAGATCGAAGTTCAGCTTCTTCTTCTGGGCGGACTTGAACGCCTGCTTACCGACCAGCTTGCGAGCCTCGTCCTCATCAACCAAGTTGTTCAGGAACAACTGGATAATGTGATTCTCGAACTTGATCTTGTTGTCCAGATCGATCTCATGGAAGTGCAACCAGGTACGAGCAACAGCCCTCTGAACGGAGACCGAGTAGGTAGCCTCGCTGAAGAACTCCTTGAAGATGGACATGCGGATCAGTCCACCGAACATCTCCAGATCAGCCTTGACGGCATCCTTCAGGTTCTGGGAGATGTTGTCGGCCGTTGAACGAGAGCCGGCACCCTTGCTGTCTCCCATATCGACCGCGCTCATACCCAGGCCTACGTAGATGCGGCTCTTGTAGTGCTCGATCAGCTTGGAGTAGTCGAGAGCCTTACCCTCGGAGCCTACTGCCTTTACGATGACCCGCTCGTCGGTGACGAACATACCCTCCTTGGGCATGTTCTGGATCTGCCACTGGACCATCTGCACTTCGTCCATGCCACTCTCAGTGTCAAAGCCGGCCGGGTTCTCCTTGCTTCCCACAGCCACGTGGAACAGCGGGAAGAGGAAGTTGACGAACAGCAGCTCGACGTTCTCCTCTAGCCTGCGCAGGGCAAACAGGTCGTCTCTGACTCCAACAGTCCTGGGAGTACCGAACCGATGTCCTGGCTTGACGTCCCACTTGAGATGAACGATGTCCTCGAGGGATATGTCCTCGAACGGAGCTCCGGTGTCGAAGAAGCGACGCCATTTGGCTGGTATACCGTTCTCCAGGTAGGGGAAGATCATGTGTGAGGGGATCAGACGATAGCCGGCTACCGGTACAGGCCGGCCTGGCTTCTTGGACACAATGGTCGCGTTCTCATGACGGATCTTCTGCAGGAAGCAGTTGGAGCATAGCAGCAGATTGATCAGGATCTGCTTGTAGAAGCTCTCCGTGGTACGCTCCATGACGTATTCCATAGCGTCCAGTCGGCGCTGGAGGTATTCGATATCTGGATCCTGATCACCTATGATCTCGAAGCCGTTACGGAACATCAGGGAGATCTTACGATTGATGGCCTGACGGACGAATGGCTCGGAGTCGAAGATGGTGAATGGCTCGAGCAGGTTGTACTCCGGCTGGATGATTCCCCATAGGCGACGATAGGTCTGGTTGGCGTCGTCGACTCTCTGAGCCATGGTGATACCTAGAGGCTCCAGCTTCTTGATGCCGTCTCCTTGGAACAGCTCTCTATCACTGATGAAGCGCTCGCTCATTGAAGCCGGACCTTCATTCAGATCCGCATGTGTGGCTAGCCCATCAAGGCATGGCTTCATCAGAGCTGTGTCCTTGCGCACCGGACGACCGGCAACGAGCTTATCTGCAGACCACTCGCGTACACGCTTATTGATCACCAGCTGCTGATCTATCACCTTCGTAGCACTAGCCATTCTAGCTCCCCACCGGACTGAGTCCGGTCAATGAACTCTGGATACCTGACTTGGCAAACACCGCAGCCGCACTTGGAGTTACAGGAGGCACGGCCAGGGGAGTTACAGACACTACCCCGTTCTGAACCACATAAGACGCGCCAGAACCAGTCGTGGATGAAGCCAGCACACTCCCAACGGTCGCGAGCTGTGTAGAGGGGTTCTGAGTTGATACAACCTTACTGCTCTGCTGCTGCTTGATGAACGCTGTCACCATAGACGCCAGAGAAGCCATGCTGGAAATGGCCGCCAGTATCTGTACCGACTTGCCCATATCTGCGTTCACTCTGGCAGTCAGTCGCTGGAATGAATCCTGCTGCAGCGCCTGAGTTCCACTAGTCTTGCTTGAGCAGAAGCTCATTATACTGCTCATCTCACTGATGCCAGGGCTCATTCCCAGACTTGCCATCGACGGAGGCATAGGATTGCCGATGGGCAACCCGCTGCACGCCGAGTTGATCATCGGCATGCCAGCCAATGGACCCGTGGTCTGCACAGGAGACGGCAGCTTCATGGAACGAACTACGCCAACCAGAGAGCCGGCAGTCTTCATTACTCCGGACAACAGCTGCGTCGCGGACGTTACCGCGTTGCTGGCGGACGAGTTTGGTTTGACCGCCATCTGCACGATCCTGTCCAACTGCATCATCAGTCCAGAGGCCTGGGCCACAGCTTGCGGAAGGATGAAGGAAGACATTCCAGTTGACAGACCCTGCGACGAGCTGGTCAGAGACCCGCTGGTCATGCTGAGCAGAGAGCTCATGCGAATCAAGTCAGCGATACCAGAAGTCGCCAAAGCCGCTACTACATTGATCGCGTCCGAAGCAATAGGATCTGGCTGAGTCAGGGATTGATACATAGAAGAGCTAACCAGTCCTGCCGCATCGATCTGAGACTGAACCAGCGCCGCTGTATCGCTGCCGATATCAATAGTGCTGGCTTGGATGACGTTCAAGCCTGGTGTTGAGGGAGTAGGGGTAGCCGCCGGATATGCCATAAGCTGGCTCTGTATCCCAGCGTTCATGATGGCGCTGGACTTCAGAGATCTCAGCAGCAATGCCGACTGGGCTGCTACTCCTCCGTCTGCCGCTAGCTGTGATTCGACTGACTTGTTGACTGTCATCAGAGCCTGATGCTGAAGGGTATTGGCTTCAACCCCAGCATTAGGGCCGGCTATTTGATTGACCTGCAGGACCCCTAACTCAGCATCCAGCATGTTCGCATACATCGTCAGTGATACCGCCGCAGGCACCTGCCCGTTGTATATCGTGCTGAGGGCCATTGCAAGCTCTGGATTACTGGACTGATCTACTGTAATCCCCAGTCCTGAATACAGGCTTTGGATAACAGACTGAAGATACCCTGAGGTTGCCACCAGATCTCCCAACTGGGCAGCCAATGAGGCAGCCAAGGAGGTATTGGACGGGACTGTGGCTCCCGGTGCTGCAACTGGCGGTTCGGCCACCGCAACTCCACCCAGTTCCTGATCAGGAACAGTGGGCGGCGGAGTATAGGCAAAGGTAATCGGCTCGAACGACATTAGCTACCTATGATGTTGATAGACGAGTCGGACAGCACCGTGGCTGTGGCGTTAGGGTTGTCCATCGCGGCTTGCAGCGTACCTGGCTGCTTCAGTTGGTCTGGGGATACTGCGAATGCTTCTCCAAAGCTAGGCAATGCTTGGAACTCAGTCCCCACCATACCAAGTATCGGTGATGGGAACATGCGCAGCAGAACCGACGGATTGCTTGGTGCCAGCTGCTTGATCACGTTCCAGGCTGCACTCAGAATGCCGTTGGTGCTGGAATACTCTCCCATCTGTACGTTGAAGTCCTTCACTCCGTGGAAGGTCTGGTTGTGATGTACCAGCGAACCAGCGAATCCCATCAACTGCAGGATAGGCCACTTGGTAAGCTTGGACTGCACGGACACACCTATAGGACCTTCGAATGCAGACAGATATCCAGCTGCTATGTTCGTATCAACGGCCATTACCACTCCCAAAGGGCATGCCCTTGCCGAACACCAAGCCCGTGGCGATTGAGTTGAATGGAGAACTTGGGATTGAGGGTTTGGCCTGCTGGAAGAACGCCGTTCGTGAAGGAACTCTCCCTGCCTGTTGCTGACTTGCATCCCTAGCTACGTAAGCCATACCTCTTCCGCTATATACTACGCGCGAAGCCGACCGTGGAGTTCGAATGGCCCTGGAAGGAACCCCGGATCGATTGCGCAGAGCACTACGGTTAGCCTCTTCAGGTGTCGTAGGCTCATCGGACATGATTGGGTCAGCCGGAGCCGCCATCCCTGGCCCTGAACCCCAGCTGGCTACATGGAAGATCTGTGCCAAGCGTCGCACGGCTTCAACGGTCTGGTAGAGACCATAGTTGATCTCAATGCCCAACATAGCCAGCACCCAGGCGTCGTGATCGTGGTCGCCAGTCTCAGCATCTGTCTCATAGCTGGCTGGCATACCATGCGCAGACCAAGTCTTGACTCTGTAACCACGCATCTGGTCAATCAGGATCTTGTCGTCGTCTTGGGATAGCTCTACCAGCTCCTGCTCCATAGCCATCACTGCGCCTTCAACCATGAATGGCTTGGTACGGCGCTTCTCCTCATCTTCCTTGATGGACTGTGGGGTCTTCTTCTCACCCGGTTCCCTATTGGGAACCAGCTTATTGAAGATCAGGGATCCTCCGAAGTCGATCTTGTGGATGTTCTTCAGCTTGTAGGTTTGGGCATCACTCTTGCCTGCCATCTGACCTTCCAGCTTGATCAACTCATCCTGGGAAGCACCGAAGCCGGCATCCACATAAATGTGGTCGCACATCCACTTCTTGTTGAGGCGCTTGATCTCGGCAATAGACTTCACCGTGGTCGCATCGACCTCATCTACAACGGAATGATCCACCGTCCGACGCCGTCTGGTCTCCGGGTCGTATTCGAGGATATAGATCCTGGTGCCGGTTCCTTCACCATTCCAGTCGACTCCCATGATGTAGCGTCTGGCAGGACTCCACCTAACATCCTTGTGGCGGTGGAAGTCTGTAGCACGATCGACGAAGATAGCCTTGTATACACCTGCCAGTGGGGATCCGAACTCCGCCAAGTATTCATGCTGGTAGCGCTCGGTGGTCTTTGCCTCGCGCATGCACGCTTCACGCATCTCCTCGGAGTAATCCGGATGGTCAGTGATTGGATGGTAGAACTCCCTGTAGTCAGGGAAGATCCTGCACATGCGATAGTAAGTCTGACGCAGACCGGTCGGGGTTGATGACCCATGGAAAGTCAACTCCTTGAAGCGACGCAGCAGTGGTTGAATGGCGTCGTAATCAGCCTCAGCCAGGTAGTCCTGCTCGTCAATCCGTATACGACGAGGGTTCTGACCGCGAATGGCTCCGCCCTTCTTACCTGAACCTGATCCAGCAGTGAAGATCTTGATCAGCGACCCGTTGTTGAAGCGCAGCAGGTAATAGGGAGACTGCTTCTGTCCAGCCAAGACGTCGCCCAGTGTTGGCGAGTTATTGACCTGATCCAGGATCTCTACGTACCACTGCTCAGCCTGAGTCTGCTGCGGGCAGACAATAGCCGTCTCCAGGTTCTTGCGAGTCAGGGACAAGTGAAGCTCTTCGCATACACCATTCAGGGTCTTTCCAAGACCACGCCCCCACCTATCAATCTTGCGAGGCGCGGTGCATACTAGGGCTTCTCTCTGATACCAGCGAGCTACGAACGGCTTGTATTCACTGTCGGAGTTCCTGGCTACGATGTGACGCAGACCCCAGAATGCAGGGTCGTAGATCTCACGTACTTCCTCGAGAGGCATGGCTTCCCCAGCATCCTCCATCTGCTGACGCTTCTTCTCGAAGAACTCGTCATCATAGATGCCGCGACATTTGATATCGAATGGCTGACCAGGGAACTTCGTCTGATACTCCGCGTGGCACTTCTTGCAGATGTCGTTCTGCATGCGGCGCACAATGCCCTTATCGCTGCCATCGGGGTTCAGATCGCGGCCGACTACTCTCGATAAGAAGATCTGCTCAGCCTTCGGCTTGGCACTCATGAAAGCCAGCAGGGGAATGAACTGAGTACTCATCAAGCTCCTAGTTCAGGCGATTGCATCCGATGGCTATGGTACCTGCACCGGTGTAGTTCGTGATAGCCACCTTGATGCTGCGTCCGCCCAGGCTGATGTTGTTGGTGAACTCACCTACAGATAGATTGCTGCAGTTGATCATGCTCACCTTGTTGAAGCTGGCTAACTCTACGAAGTTACCTGTGCCGTCGTCACCATAGACGACTATGGAGCACGTGGTAACGTTGTCGGAGAACGTAGCCCACAGTTCTACCGAGTTAGCATGTGGATCGAAGGCTGCAGACGTGGCGTTGCCAGCCGTCGCAGTGATCAGACTGACTGGTGTTGAGTAGGACTGTGGCAGATCGCCAACGTTCCAGCGAGGCGGAAGTCCCATGACAGGAGCGGGGGAGAAAGTACTGCGCAGCTGACCTACTTGATCGGACTTCGGATCATTCATCGGGGGTATGGCCATTGATATCTCCTAGCGGTGAAGGGTAAGGGCTTCCTGCCCTAACCACTGTCGGGCTGGAGTTAATGCTCCAGACATCTCGCGCATTGCTCGCTGGCGACGCTTCTGAGCGGTTGCTGTGTCGTCCACACTACCGCCGAAAGTAACATGCCTTCCTTCCTGCCCACGCTTACTGACCCAGCTCAACCCTTTGATCAGAGGATCTTCCATCTTGGTCGATAGATACGCAGCCAACAAACCTCCAGCTATGGCCGCAGCTGCTGGAGGACAACCAATCGTGGCGACTAGCGCAGCCGATACTGCGCCACCTAGTGCAGGCTGCACGGCCAACCCGGCAAGCCGGCCCGTCATGATTGGTACTGCTTCCCCTGGCTGAGCCGTGCCTGCTTCCAGAGCTAACGCCGGTATGCCCCACAAGATGTTGTCCTTGGTCATCTTGTGTCCGCTCCAGAACGCACCCTTCATGTCCCTGAACATGGAGGCTTCGATCACCGGCGATTCGCGTGGACTGATCTCGAGCACATCTACCTCGCATTATGCAGGCCCAGCACTACATCGCCGGTCGCCCCAATAGCATTCATTCTGTCATGCATTCCGTAGTCTTCCCTCTGAGCCACATCCACAGAAGCATACTTGGGTCTAGCTACAGCTGTTGTCGCTCCAAAGGCCAATAAGCTGAGTGCTCCAATTGCCCCTCCCTTGCCAACAGCGCCGAACTTGTTCCACACCCTCGAAGCTCTGATCCCATGTGAGATTGCCAAGCCTGCGCCGCCTCCGACTACAGCCCCTTTCATGGCACCACGTCGGGGATCGTCCTTATCCAACTTGCTGCCAATCAGAGCTCCTATGCCGGCACCTGCGCCGATCATCAGGCCCTTCTGCTTCTCCATGACCTCCATTGCTCCACCCTGCATACCTTCCCAGTGCATGGCGGAGGTGGCTGCTTTGGATAGAGGCCCTTCGGCCGCTTGCCGACCTACTCCGAACTCACCTTCCAGAACCTCATTGCGAGCCCGGACGGCTCCTTTGTTGTAACTACCGGTTACATCCCAGCGATACTTCCTGGCCCTGTTGGGTATGCTGCCTGTGAAGCGTCCGGCAGCTTTACCTATACCCCCGGTAATGCCCAGGGCTGGGTTGGCTACTACCGACAGAGCTCCCAACCCCAGCACTCCGCCTAGAGCATACCGACTAGCCGACTTACCAGCTGCTTCGGAACGCTCTCCTATGGAGCCGTCGGAAGCCGCGAAGGTGTGAGCCCCGGCATAAGCTCCAGCACCCAAGCCTCCAGCTATACCTATACTCAGCAGTGGATTGGTTCGCCAGAGACCGGCACCAATCCGTCCGGCAATAGAATCAGCTACGGCCACCTATATTCCTCGTCCCAGCATCCTCGCTGCCCCAGCTCCCGATCCTAGCCAACGAGCAGCAGCGGATGCCCCTGCACCGGCTAAGCCTAACCCTGCCATTGCACCCACAGCTGCTCCTGCCATTGAACCCCTAGCTCGGCGACCGCCCCAGTAACTACCTCCGGCAGCTTTAGCACCGACTAGCGATCCAATACCAGCTCCTATAAACCCTGTCGTAGGAGCAAAGGCCATGCGACTGGCAATACGACCAGCTGCAGACGCACCGTGGGAATGCAGGAATGCACCAGCTGCTCCACCTATCCTGATCACTGGTTCACTGAACAAGTTCATACCACATCTCCTACATCAGCTTCGTAGCTGGTTGCGTAATGAAGGTCGGGCCCCAGATGTTTCTACTCTCAATCCCAGGACCTCTCCCACCAGGACCGAGTCTCAATCTGTCCGGACCACCCATACCAAACGGTCCACGAGGACCAATAGGATTAGCACGCCCACGAGTAGATCCGCCTAACAACCTCTGAGAAGCTCCGGATCCTAGCATCGTTCCGCGAGCACCGGCGGCTGCCCTCAGACTAACCCCAGCCAGTGAGCCCAGACCGGCCCCAGCCATGGCACCTGATAACCGGTGATCACGTCCTCCGGCTCCTGCGCCCACAATAGCTCCGCCTGCAGCACCTATTGCACCGAGCTTCGGAGCATATGCCAGACGGCTGGCTACGGCTCTAGCCCTCATCGCTGGGCCTGAACTATAGTACTTACCTGCGATCCCACGGAACGAGTTGATTGCTTCACCGAAGACACTCATGAGACTTCCTTTCAACCCTGTCTAGTATAGTGGTTTAGTCAAAGACAGGATCCAGCCCACGTAGCTTGGCGGCCCTCTGCGCCTGACGAGAGCCCAAGTCAGTTCCCTTGGCATTGATCTCGGACTTGGCTATCCTCCAACGCTGCTCATTGTTCAACATAGCGTCCTTGAGGAGCATGCGGCGGCGATCTTGTAGGCTGTCCAGGCGCAGGGTGTTCACGTGCATCACCCGTTCCCAGGTCAGGGGAAGTACTTGCTGTTCTCCCTCTCCGTCGGTGTAGTTGACTGCCTCAGTAATGTTCGTCTGGGTCATGCGGGCGGCTTCACCGGTGGACAGGATGTTCACACAGCGCTGGATCTGCAGATCCATCCAAACCAGATCCGATACCAGGGTCCTCATATCCTCGGTCAGCTGATCTGGCTCCTGGCCTACCACCTTGCACCAGCTGGAGAACCTTTGCTCGGTAATCGTCCTCTCGATTGGGCACAGCTTGCCCTGTGGGGCCTTCTTCATACGTATAAGAGGACACTTGGCTGCATAGGCACACTTCTTGTCATCGGTCAGGTCTTCCTGATTACCCGGACACACCAATACTGATCCAGCCGCCGGTCCAAGGATGACTAACGAGGCTTCGAATGCTGCCAACTCATCTACCTGAGACTGAGACAGGTTGAGATCGCTGGCCTTAGGCAGTAGTGCATCATAGGTGAACTTGACAGGGGAATCCACCGCCGTGCCGTTGGGTAGCTGAGGCAGCATGTCTTCCGATCGGGTGTCAGGTTGCATGGGCATGGAACTATCCTCAAGCCTGTCTAGTATACAGGCTTGAGGATAAGGTTAAGCGGCCCAACGTCTTTGGCTCATAGCCTTTCCCCCGATAGATCTACCTTCTCGGAGGAGCCGCGCGGATAGGAACCCGCACAACGCAAGCACTCTGAACCCCCAAGATGGGAATGTGAGGGCTGCCAACACAACTATGGTAAGCCAAATCCAGAACCTCTCACTGCGACTCATGGTCGTCCTCCGATACTACTTAGCTACCCAGTCTTCATCGATCGGATAGATGCGGTACTCGGGGGCCCCATTCATCACTGCGGAGAGGTGCCTGGTACATACCGCGCGCCGAGACATGTCGTTGGCTATCCCGTACATGACGACGTATTCCGCCAGGTCCATGCATTGCTCGACCGGGTCGGTATAGGAGCACAAGGATCGACTGGATCGTTCCCAGCAACCCTGGCCGTTGGCGAAGCAAAGCACTTCGTACTTGCCGTTGGCCCGCTTCAGGTAGTAAGCGGGCATGTTCATGCGGTGACAACAGGTGCAAGCCAGTGGTGTGCCTGGGCTTACAACCAACTTGGGCTCGGCTGGCTCTGATTCAAAGCCTACCTGCCCGCCTGCTTCCGGGTACTCATTGACAGGGTACTCGCTCATGTTCTCCTCCATACGCTAGGTCTTACTGGACATTGGGGTATTGTTGCCACTCGGATCAAACCGATTGAGCATAGGACCCAGGTAAGGCGACACTGTGCCTATATTGGTTGCGCAGTAGCGCTCGCAATCCATCAGGTAGTTGTAGATGTCGGCTGCGTGGCCGCCGGTGGCGACCAGTCTGGTCCCATCCTCTAGAAGGATGTTGATGTCTACGGCCTTGACCAGGCCAGCTGACGCATACGTATTAGCTGGCAAGGGGATGGGCTTCTTGGGTGGTAAAGGCTTGATCATGCTCGGCATATAGATCCTCTCTGGTGAGATTCTAGCACTACTGCTTACCCTGCTCTCGTAACCATTCCCGCAGCTGCTCTTCGGACACCGGTGGAGTGTCCTGTCCAGGAGTCGACCGGTTCTTCTTCCTGCCACCCATACTAGGCGTACCCTTCTTGCGACCTTGTCCCTTGGGCTTCGGAGGGTCTGGTGGTTTTGGCTTGCCGCTCATCCAGGGTAGTTCCTTCCCATCATGTCTTCGAACCTCTTCCTGGTGTTGTCCACTGCTTGCTGGAAGAGGGCCTTGTTCTCGTCGGATATGGGCGATGGTAAGTGCCATGTATAGAACTTGATTCCGCCCACGGAGGCGTTCCTGACAGACTGCCGGCCTACGTAGATCTTGTAGCTCTTGTCGGAGGGCTCGATCTCTACAACCTCTTCAGCTCCACCTTCGGCCGCCTGCCTGACCAGCTCCATGAAGTCGTCTGGATGAAGAGACCCGCAGAAGCTGCAGATCCTATCTCCATTGGGGCTATACTCCCAGGTATCCAATCCTTCCCTGTACTCCCATGGTCCGCGCTGCTCCATTCGACTACGACAGGTCATATGAGTGATCTCAGATGAACCGGTATCCTTCTTGGCGTGGCCTGCTTCTATGACGTCCTTGATGTCGATGGCGTCGCCGTCCGAGCCAATGAACATCTGTATTGGTTGAAGTGGCCCGCCGAAGGTGAACAGATTGAGGAAGATGTCCTTGCCGGCATAGATCGCCATCCTCTGTTCCTCGGTTGGCGACCACCTGGACAGGACCGGTACTTCGACAGCAGCTCCTCTCAGTGTCCGAAGGGGGTTGTACTCCTTCTGATCCCTGGCGTAAACCACTTCCCGTTCCTCCTCGCCTGGGAGGACGGGCCCGTTCTTGGGGTTGATGTAGCTAAGCATAGAGTCTCCTATGTGATCGTAGCCAAGTCAGCTTCAAGTGCGGCCATGTTGAATCCCGATGGCGCTTCGGTGTTGCTCCTTATGAACACCGGGGATAGAAGGGCATAGACTTCCTCGACATACTCTGTCCAGAAGCCGTTGGTCATGGAGAGAGGTTCTCCCCAGCTAATAGCGGTGAGGCCAGACGAACCGTATGCGGGGACGAAGACTGCATGCCCACCCCAGGATCCAGGAACACTATCCGGCCCCGACACTGGATACCAGATGTTCTGGTTCTGGGCACTCAGAGGAAGGTTGATACCTATATAGACTCCGCCGAACAGGTTGATCGCCTGCCTGACCTCACCCAGGTTGGCTGGATTGACCGAAGCGTAGGCAGCGAGGTTGTGACCAGCAAAGCCGTTATGCAGCCAATCCCCAAGGACATCTAGCTCAACTCCACCGTTATCAGTGTTCGGGTCACCAGGTACATATCCGCACCATTTCTCATAGATGGTCTCAATCTCAGAGTCAGGCACAGTGATCTCCGTGCCACTGGCATTCAAGGACCATATCTGGACGGCGTGTCCACAAGCCGCGATCGTACAATCACCCAACTGATCGTTTAGCATTTCCCCAAAGCTCGAGACCCCGTGGAACCAGCTACGGGACTTAGGAGCTGGAGGTAATGCTTGCAAGTACTTGCCCAGCTTAAGAGTGCGGCTGTCCTTCTTGAACCCTTTTACTCCTAGCTTGCGATTCCTCATATATCCTCCTGATCCAACGCCGGCAGAACTGCCGGGCTCTCAACCTTGACCCGAATGGTCCACCCCACCAGAAGACCCGGATGGGTTCATACATCAGTTTACCGTCATTCCTGACCAGCTGTTTATAAACCCCCCAGCCTACCCGGAACCAATACCGTATTGGAGCTACGTAATAGGGTCCGCGCATAGGCTTACTCCTGTCAACAGGGCGTCATGAACAATGCCAACTCTGCCGCCCTTCTCTTGGTCAAGGCAGGATCCACCACCCCTCCTGAGTAGTCCCACTTTGGCAGCTGATCTGGTATCTTACTGAATCCATGTGCGAGCATGACCTTCAGCCCAAAGACTCCGGCGTTGTAACCGAAGCTGCACAAGGCGTCGAACTGGTTCTGGTTGCACTGAGGCATCAGGGACGTAACCTCCTTCTCCACCGGCTGAAGATCCTCAAGGAGCAAGGCGTTGGCCTGTATCTGGTTGATCCCATTGGGGTAGCTCTGTCCGGGCAGTAGATCATGGCCGTACCCGATCGCCTGATGGCCGGCGTCCCCATAGACAGTCGGCCGAAACCCCTCCTGCCCTTTGATGAAGACTATCCCTGGACCAGAGACATACATGAGTAGAACTCTACACGAATCCCGCGCGCGTAGGGGAATCACTTTCATATGTATAGCCGGGAGACTTCTACATATATGTACCCCAAGACCACTGGGGCTTCGTTACCACCTTTGATGGTCAACAGAGAGACCACATACAGAGAACACTCCATACAGAGAAGACACTAGGTTAGTTGTGTAGGAGGTACTGGTGGGGAGTCTCATTTCGAGCCCACCCCCAGTTAACTCCTACACACCGTAGCACTTAAGTCCTGACCGAGAGGCAGGCAGTGCAAGGAGGACATCATGTCCAACACAACCGTTTCAGGCCTCGAGGTGTTCGAGGCTTCCTTGGCAACCTTCAACAGGTTGTCAGTGTCGTTGGATCTCATCCTTGACTGTGATTCCACAGTTGAGGATGTGCGGTCGGGCTTGGAGACAACGGTCTCCGAGCTGATGGATCGCATCGAGACTGGCGACTACCAGTTCGTGCAGGCGCAAGCAGAGATCAAGTCTCTGCTTGCAATGCCTGTGGTGGGCACGAGCGTAGCGTTCGTGCCCTACAAGCAGAGCGGCTACAGCGGCTCTGTGATCTTCGGCTCGAAGAGAGTCGAGATCGTGACGTCTGTGGAAGACGTCCGCCGTGCAGTTGTACATGCACGCAACGCAATGCTCACAGCCTTCGGGCTGTGAGTGCAGGGCGAAACATGGACTGTCGTGAGACAGACCATGTAGTGGCGTTACGCGCCACCTGATGAGCCCATCAGCAATGTAGTAAGAGCGCCAGCTCTACCTGGCAGTAACTGCACAAAGGAGAACTATCATGAAGAACTTCATCAGCTCAGCACGTCCGTATGCCGTACTCACAGTGATCTTCATCGCAGCAATCGTGTTCGTCGCCATGTTGGCCGTATCCATGGAGCATGCCTCCGGATTCGTCACCATCTTTGGATAGGCGTATACCCCGTACCGGCTATCCATCCTTGGATAGGTCAGTTCAACCACAACGTAGTTCAACCGCAATGGAGGAGAACATCATGTTTAAGGACATCCGCAACATCATGAAGTATGGAACAACGAAGCAGAAGCTTATCGTGGCAGCGTCAGTGACCAGCGATGTATTGGTGGTTGGCGGCTTGGTAGTACTGTGCACAGGAGTAGCAACCAAGGCAGCCATCGTTGCAGGCGTCACTGGTGGAGTACTGATGGTCGGCGCATTAGCCGCCGGCGTGCACGAAGTAGACAGACTCAAAGGCATGGGCATCAATGCCAAAGCAACCGCCTGGTACAACTAACTCCGACCTGTAGTAAGGGTCGTAATACCCTCCATCGTGGAGGGTATAGGACGGGTATGCCCGTTCCTGATGACGGCTATATGGCCGGGAGTACAACCACTAACCTCGTATCACAAGGAGAATCACCATGGCTACAACAATCAATGCAACTGTCGATGCAACAACAGTGTCAGAACCCATTCCCGCTTCAGAGCGCTTCGCAGCCACAATGTCTTCACTGTGGGGCAACGTCATCTGCAAGGGTGCCACCAAGGCTGTCAAGGCAGTTGACTCCGGTCTCGGTGTCGTGCTGGACGCGTACGTAGGCGTCCTGCAGGCGAATGACAACATCGCCATTGCCTCGTCGCTCTCGACGCTCAATCGTGTGCTTGCATACGACGCAATCAACAAGAAGTATGGCGTGGCTGCGAAGTCAGCCAAGGCGGCTGTAACCACAGTGTTGTCAGGCCAGTAATGGCCTCGTACGTGGTAATCATCGTTGCCATCGTTCGCTACTTGGTCACTGGGAAACCAGTGATCAAGTAACAACCACAAACCACAAAGGAGATAACACAATGTTGGGTAACATCTGGGGTTGGATCATTAGTCTCAGTACGTTCGAAACGATCGAATTGGTCGTTGGAACAGTAATGGGAGTGCTCACACTCTATTACTGGATCGCGGGGTTGCTCATTGGCGTAGCGCCCCGTAGCTAGTAGTTTAACCACAATGTAGTTCAACCACCACCACAAGGAGAATCACAATGATGCAGTTACTCGTAGTACTTGCAGTAATGGTATTGATCGTCGTAATCATTGGGACGCCTGTCAAGGCATTCCTCAAAGCACAGCGCCAGATAGCGCTTGTCAATGAAGTGGAAGCTGCTGAGGCAAAGCGTGCTGAGTTGTACAACCAAGCAATCGCTCAGTCAGACCGGTATGAGGATACCTATACCAGCATGCTGAGCTAACTAACTTGGTCAGCCTGCAGGCGTCTATACGCAGCTTGCAGGGTGCTCATTAGTAACTGAGTATCAATCACAAGGAGATAGATCATGAACGCATTTGGATGTGGAGTATTCCAGGTAGCTCGCAGCATCAAGTATGGTGTGAAGCGCACCGTACGTCATGCTGTTGCTGCTCATCAGCAACGTCAGTTCAACAGCGTTAAACCGCCAATGGAGTCAATCGCTCTTATCGGCGCGATGTACAAACGTGAACTGGATGCTATCCAGCATCCCAGTGTTACAACTACCGGTGTTCCGTATGATGCCAGCAATCTGTATCGTACGAAGCACCTTATTGAGCGTCATGGCATGAACTACGATCAGGCCCTTAGCACGCTTAAGGTCCTTGGCTATATCAAGTAACTCATGAACTAGCTCCCTAGGCATAGGGCGGCTGCCTGCACAGAGGCAGCCTGCTATGCCCAGCTCAACTGGAGCATATACAAGGAGAATCACAATGGATATCAGACAATCAATAGCTAACGCTACATCAACCAAGTACCACAAGGAGAACCACAATGAAGTTCAGTGAAAGCATCATGGGAGTAGTCAATACGGTAGCCGGCGATCTTGAGAAGGCTATCAATGAAGAAGAGACCACAGGGACAGTTAGTGTCACAAGTCTCTTCAACCTGCAGAAGGGCTCCAGGCTGTTGGATGAGGCAGTTACCGCAATCCAAGAGCGCTATGACTCTAATCCGCAGGTACGTCTGAACTGCACAGTCAAGCAGGTCATCGATCTGATCAGGGAGATCTTCGTGGTCAAGGAAGCGGTAGATGAGGCATTCGAGCAATCGGCCGCGTCCACCCTTCACCTCGAAGAGCTCATCAAGCTGATGGATACAAGGAGCGAACTGTGAATACAACGCAATTGCAGTATGTCAAGCAGGCATTGAAGTTGGCATTGGATTATGTCCGACTGCCCAAGTCTGAGCCTGCTGGCAGTAACCAGCTGAATCTGCATACGAACCATGAGAAGCATCTTGAACGGCAGATACAGAATGCCCAGTCGTTGGTAGGCAATGAGCTTGCTCCTGTCTACCACGACCAGAACGTATTGCCCTTTGTTCTAGGGGCAACCTACCTGTTCATCGTCAATCACGAGCCCAAGTTCGTGTTGGATGATTGGGCAGCCGCTGATACCACGTACAACTACATGCGCAGGCATAAGGCTGATCTGTTCATTGCAGATCTGCGCGTTAAGCCCGTCATCCATAATCCATTGGACGACGACGATGTTGAAGCAGCAATCCTGTAACACCAACTACCACAAGGAGAATGCAATGACGAACGTAATCATGTTCGCTGAGGGAGTGTGTGTATCTAGCACATTCAGTGCCAACGCTGGTGAATACCAGGTTTCGTTGGTGTGCGGTAGCCACGTCAAGACGTTCTCAGCCAAGCAGGTTAATACCAGCAGGCTGCAGATGGAGTTGACTGCTGTGATCACCGGATTCAGCAAGCTGAAGGAAGCTTGCAACGTCACCGCTTGCGTAGAGAGCTGGTACGTCAAGAACGCAGTGAATGACAAGGACGGCTGGCTGAAGGGCTGTATTGCCAGGGGCTGGAAGACAGCCCGTGGCGAAGACCTTCAGCACAAGGAACTCTGGGTGGCATTGGTTGATGCAATGAAAGGGCATACGGTTACGTGGGTCTGGACATTGTATGAACTGAGGGGAATACCCACTATTCCCACACTCAGGAAGCCGATCGGTGGAGTAATGAAGCCTGTGAAGACGCAGGCTGCACTCACACTCGATCAGGCATTGGGCATGCTCAATGCAATGACTGAGGATGATAAGAAGCAGGTCCTCAAGATCATGCGCAAGAAGCCCGTTAAGGCTGTGGCATCTGATGTAGTACGCGGTGGCGCGGCTGCAGAAGAGCACACAGCGTAGGCAGAGAGGCGGCTTGCACAGAAGCCGCCTACTGTGCTTATGGGCACAACACTGAGTTACTCAGTGTACACGCAGTATCAACCGCAATGGAGGAAGTATATGCATACTAAGAAGAACTTCGCTATCGACTACGTTGATAGCAAACTGGGACTTCTACGACTTGGTTTCGATACCGAGAACGGTTCCACAGCCGAAGCAATCAAGCTGTATCCGTTCGACAAGTATCCCAACCACGACTACAGGTCATTCAACAAGGAGTATACGTTTCACACCACGTGGGACACATCGAACTTGTTCGAGCTGTTCCTTGATGAGGGAGTCACCTATGGTGAGTTCCGCTTCAAGGGAAGGAACAGGGATCATGTAGCCTCGGCGTCACGTGTCCTGGCTAATGTCTCCGGTGCTCATGTACTGGAGAATGGGTCTCGTGGCTTCCAGCATCCGAGCATGCCTGTTGTCGAACCTCACTATGTACTCTATGGTGATTGGTACGATGACGGCACTGGAAGTGCCATCCTGGTACCGGCACGGTTCATCGCGCCGGACGGCAAGCGCATCAAGACGCTGTCCGAGATGATCGGACTGACGTGGCATATCCGCACCAAGGCCGACAGGCTGAAGGCAAGGAAGTACATGAAGCGTCTCAAGGCCCATCATCTGTGGGCAGTGAGAGGTGAACCGATCGGTGAACAACAGGTATCCGTGCAGGAGCCGACTGAAGTAAGGGTCAAGCTGCTGCATGGAGAGGCATTCCAATTAGGCCGCAAGGTCGTTGGAGCGGCTATCGATGTGCTGTTCGGTAAGGTGAAAGCCACCGCATTGCATGTCGACCTGGATCAGTTCGGTGATGACGAAGTGTCCATGGTGGACGGTAGCTGCTACATCGATGTCAACTTCCTGCATCAGCTGGGAGAGGACTTGATGGAGCGTGCTGTTACCAAGCAGGAGAAGGACGAGGCAGAGTTACTCATGGCTTATGAAGTCGGTGACGCCTTCATGGGTACATGGATTGCCAAGTCCAACTTCGGCAAGGGCATCTGGCACGTACGTGACATGGACGGGCCTTATCAGATCATCGTGTACGGTCCCAAGATGCAGGGAGAGTCCGAGCACGTGTTCCTTGGGTGCCTGAGCGCAGTGAAGGCAGGTGTCGCATTCACTGAGATTCAAAGCATGCTCAGCTTCATGAGCAATGCCACGAGCAAGCTCTGGACCAGCCTGGCCAATCAGTATCTGCTTGGCCTCAAGGCTGCCGTACATGACGAGGATATGCTGCGTCATTACTTCCTCGTTCACATCGCACCACTGGCTGGGATGCTGGAAGATCAGGATCCCGACGGTGAGGTATGGAGTCTGATTGAGGCGCTCCGTAATGGAGTACCGATACTCAGATTCCCGGGCCTGTTCAGGAGGGTGGTCAATCACCTGATGAACGTCGCGATGCAGTGCGACAGAGGCAGGATACCGTATGAGGACAAGGCATATCGTGCGTACTTCCAGCCCGATGACAATGCCATTGACTTCCGTACGGGGAATGTCGATGTCAGGAAGAGTGTGATCCCTGAGGGATGCGTCTGTGCAATGGACGCGCCTGCGGGTCAGACCATCGTCATCTACAGGCAGCCGCTGGCTCATAACCAGGAGGCAATCATTGCCTACAACATCGGTGAAGATGATAGGAGGAGATTCAAGCGGTTTGCCGGCCGTGGTCGGATCATCATGGGAAGAAGCGTACGTGAGCAGCTGAAGAGAGCTGGCGGCGCGGATCATGATGACTCCGCTGTCGTACTGACAGATCCAAAGCTGGTGGAGGCATTTGCCACAGTGCCGCCATATCCTGAGGCTACAGTACCAATGGATACTGGCAAGTCGAAGGATGATGACGACGAGGACAATCCGTTCATCTCGGGTGGAGAACTGGAGATCGACGACCAAATGGTCAAGATCCCGGGACTCGAGCGTGGTCTCACCGAGCCACGTATCTGGGGCATGCCCGACTTGTACAAGGCATGCTTGGATGCAACCAAGCTCCAAGTGACCATTGGTCCACTGGACAATGCCATCAGGTTGGACGTCCATCTGAGTGGCGACAACAAGAGGCATATGCTCATCAACCTGGCAGAGCAGTGGAAGGAAGCTGATGCTGCCGGCAATTGGGACAGATGCGAACTGATGGCTGAGTGCTTCGAATGGCTCAGCAAGAGGAAGGATCATCAGCTGCGGGATCTCGCACGCAAGCTGGAGGACTCCATCGATCGCATCAAGATGGGCAAAGGTGGTCCAGCAGATACTGATCTGTTGGACAAAGCCAATGATGTCATCAACCTCAGCAAGGTGTATCCACGTTGCTGGAACTGGATGGGCAGGCGGAAGGATGCAAATGACGTCCCGGTGGGACGCATACCTGCATTCCGGAAGCTGGCTGGTGACTATGTCAGCGAGCCCAGTTTGGTGGATGAGACACTCGAATCCATCAAGAACGTACGGGATGCCATGAACGACTCCTTCTTGGAGGAGCAATGGCGCATGGTAAAGCCTATCCCGTACAAGCTGGACGTGATGTTCCCTCATGAACAGACCGTTGGTCGGTTCGTCGGAGAGCTCAGAAGGTTGTGGTTCGAATCCTGGCAGCCGTTCTTCAGCGGTCAGGTGGATCATACCCGTATAGAGCGCAACAGAGTGGGACAGATCGTCCAGAACGGTGGAGAGCTTCCACTCATCGGAGGGGGCACAATCATGCTCCCTGGGGTGAGGGCCATGTTCCTGCAAGGAACAAGGACCATGGCAGCTCAAGCCAGGGCCGGTGGATTGGAGATCACCGAGGACATGCTGCAATGCTACGTGGCTGTGGAAGTCGCGAGGCGGAGCTATTCAGGTACGTTTGACGCTGCCGAGAAGAACCTCGATGGCGACAAGATGCAGTACCGGGATGGTCTGCTGTGGACCGACTTTATGGCTAAGGCGTTCGTCGGGGCCCTAAAGGCGGCCGAACTGACTGGGATCTATCTCCCAGTGAAGTTCGACAAGTATGTCAACAACCTGCGCATCCGGAGCCAGAGGGAGCTGCTGAAGAGCAGCTCTGACAGGATCCAGAGCGTCGAGCCTGAGGTAATGGAAGGAGAGGAAGTCTTTGACCAGGAGATGAGGACCGGTAAGGTCCAAGTCCTGCTGGTAGGGAGCATCGTCAAGCGTGCGCGTGACCTGGCCCTGATTGGCTACACTCTCAGCGATGAAGTCGTCCCAGATGGGGAATACACCATGGTGGACGGCCTTATCGTGGTCAGGGAAGCCAGTGCGCAGCTTACTGGCAAGCGCATTGACATGGAAGGACTGGGGAATCCAGTTGACTTAGAAGGCAAGTGAGAGTACCATCAAGGAGCGCCGCAAGGGGCTCCTTGATGGTAGGTAACACTTGACAACAACGAAGACCTGGAATACCCTAGTGACAGCGCCTGAGGGTGCTGTCACTAGGGTAAGTCCAGCCTACTCCTATGGGCTATACACGCCTATAGGAGTCGGCCTCATAGGTAAGCTATGAGGATCTCCGGCCGGTTAGATAGTATGCTCCAGGGCGGTCTCCCAAGATCTCCTGGAGGTGCTATCTAACTGAGAATGCAGTAAGTTGCGTCCCTTATAGGGGATGCTTGAGCTGGAGGAGAAACTGCTTGTGAAGCGATTAGGGCGAGTCATGCGATACAGATCCACGTAGTGCGGGGTAGAGCGTGGCTAAGTGTCACAGACTGAAGGGTCCTAGTGTTTACACCATACCACTGAAGGATACGGACAGTGAGTGGTGCTTGCACCCAGGGTGGTACTGGCAGACGGGGATACACACTATCCAAGGATGTTCTCTACTACTACACCTATTACATCTATACGAGTTCAGCGCGGCTTGTATGTATCTCCCTGTCTGGACTCTATATATAGATAGGTCAGTGACACACTGAATGTCTGTACCAACCACACACAACAAGAGGAAGGGGGTATTACCGATGGAACCGAACGATGAGGTAATGCAAACGCAGGACGAAGCCGCCGCTGTGGCGGGAACAACCGAAGTTGCCGAGGCAGCTGCTGAGGGAACGGCCAATGAAGCCGCCACCGATGAAGTAGCCGAGGCCCAACCAGCCAAGGAAGGCATCCTCGAAGAGATCCGTGAAGGTCTCCAGGCCGTCGAGGAGAAGATCGAGGAAGTAGTGGAAGGCGCTCTTGAGCCGGCTACTGCAGACACGGTCATTCATGCCGATGAGCCAGTCGGAGAAGCTGCGGCCGAAGAGCCGGCAGAGACTATCTCCGAAGTCAAGATCGATGAGCCTGTAGCCGAAGAGGCACAGGTAGTCGAGCCGGTCGCTGAAGCTGCAACTGCAGATGCGCCGGTCACGGCAGAACCAGTCGAGGCTTAACCCAGCCTCCAACCGGTAAGGTGGCCCTCCGTTATGGGCCACCAGCAGTACCATCGCTGATAGGGACTTAGTTCCCTTGAGTGCAAGGTCCAAGCCTCACACTGTGGTGCACTGATAACCCGGGCTGTAGGGACGGTTCTTGTCAGGGCCAATCGCGGTAACCCACATACAGTGAGCTAGTAAGACCTGCCTCTCAGCCAATCACGGCCAATATGTCCTCCTCATGGGAGATATCCGGAATACCCAGTACTGGGCTTCGGACGCTCTTGGGCTTGAGGAGGACTGAGGCCGTACAGTTTGAGTTCACCCACCGGGTCTCTGCCCCAAGAGCGCAGAGGTGGGAGAAGGGAAACGCCCCCCAAAGTCAGGCGGACCGGAATGGTCTCCGGGTTACGGCATGCTGAGTAGAGAGCGAAAGGCATGTACAAGAGCAGACTCCCGATAGACCACAGTCAGTGGGTCAAGCTGGCTCCGTGCCCTTATCAAAGTGGGTGTGACTGGTACGAAACCCAGTCTAACGAGTTTGATATCCGTGGTGGTCTAACCGCCATGGTAGCCAGCAGTCCGCTGCATTCCCTAGATCTTAGGACTGTATTAGGCGCGGCCGGGCTGCCCCAAGCGGTCCGGCCATGAATTAGCCCCTTTCTTTGATACACAATGTGGCCGGGAGACTTACCGGCGATAGCCAAGGAAGGAGGGCCCAATGTGGTGGAGAAAGCGTACCAAACCATCCTCCAGGCTGTTCGAGAGAGATAGTTCCCTCGATCAGCTTGTGACCAACGTGAATGATGCCATCGAGCAGCGCAAGTTCGATGCCCCATCGCTCAAGATCATTGCTTGCAACCAGTTGAGGACTCTCTGTCCCAACTATGAGCCGAGTCGTGTAATGCCCGACACCGTGCTCTGCCGAAGCGGTGAAGATAGCCACGGCTATCAATACCGACCTGAGTGCACTAATGGTTGCATTGTGAGCCAGTTCTCCCGCTCCGGGGTATTCACCGGTGAGGAAGAAGCCACGCCATCGGCATGATGGCAGAACCAGATGCTGAAATGAGACTTAACTCAACTCAACCGATTCAAGAAGGAGTAATACAATGGGCAAGATCATCAAGAACGTGACCCGGCGTGTACAGGCCGGTGTGGCAGGCATGGGACTCATCAACGGAACTGAGACGTTCACCATGTTGGAGAACGGCAAGGTTCTGTCCTACCAAGAGGGCCGTTCCACTGGCTCGCTGTTGGACAATGAGCCCTACATCATGGCCCGGGTGCAAGTCGAGCCGGGACTCGTGATCCGCGTCGTCATCTACGGCGAAGATCAGTGCGTCAACATCGTCAAGACCTATCCGGCGCGCATCCTGAAGCCGGGTGGTGGAGTGGCAGGCGTCGCCCCGCAGGTCATGCAGGAACACAAGGGCGAACCCTCGTTCATCTCTGCGTTGCTCGAGCCGTTGGTCGGCGGAGGATTCGGTGGATTCGGTGGTGGCGCAACCCGCCCCGTCGATCCTCAGAACCTGAACACCGGCGGCGGATTCCGTGGCAACGATGGCAATGGCTATCGGCTCAGGGAAGTGGTTACCACCGTTCCCGTCGAGTCGATTCAAGCGGCCACAACAGCAGGAACGGGCGGCATCAGCCGTCTGGGTGCAGCCCTCATGGCAGCGGCAGGAGCACCAGCTCCGTCTGGCTTTGCCAGCCGCATCGAGGTGCATCCCCCTGCAGTTGCCCAACCGGCCGCTGAACGGGAGCACACCCAGCTTGGCGACAAGCTGAAGGACGCTCTCGCTCAGGTAGCCAACCAGGACGAGAACACCAGTCTGGAATCAGAGCAGGCTCAACAGTAGTCAACCTGCATCCAGACGTGAGTCTGGGTAGCAGAACAGGCGCTCTCGTTGCTAAACTACGGTCTAGCAACGAGAGCACTGAGCATTGTGAACGGATTATGCCCCTATAGTCCGGGAACCGAGGTGCATCATGGACATTACCAACACTGCAGTATCTATCCCCAGGGTCAGCGAGGCATTCTTCACTCCAACAGTGGCTCTTGAAAGGCGCAAGGCAGACCTGCGCAGGAGAATCGACGGGCTTAATGCCCGCATGGTTGAGATAGCAGAAGAGATAAGCCGTACCAGGGCTGAACTCAGGCTGCTGTCGTAACGAGATGGTCCGATAGGCAGCGCCCCATGTGGTTGGGACGCCAAACAGGTGGCATACAACTCGCCCTCCTCGAGATTGCCATTCAATGCCCGTCGGACCGTACTATCAGAGGTGGTCAATGTCAGAAGCACAGGATGTAAAGCCGCTTGAGTATCCCCAAGTAGAGACGGATCCAATCCGCCGCTGGACATTCGAGGCACACCGTACTGACATCGAAGGCAAGCTGCCTAAAGGACTGAAGGTAAACATCTTCGGTGTGAAGGCTAATGCTGAGAAGATGCGCGCCTATCTACAAGAGGCGTACAACAAGTACACCGCATCTCATCGACAAGATTACGCCGTGGAACTGGTCGCCGTACCTTGTGAACAGGTATCCGAGGAGACCAAGATCTCATTCGACGATGCCATCAAAGAGGTGGTTATCACCATTCGTGCTATGCAGATGGTGATAAACACTGTCATGGAAGATGCCCCGATGGAGCAGAAGAAGGAGTTCTTCGACATCGCAATGGATGCAGCCCGGAAGAGAGAGCTTGATGAACAACTCTGTCTGCGGGCAGCATTTGAGATAGGTCGGCGACAGATGACAGCGGGGATTGAAGAGGCTATCCAAGGTATCTTGGCCAAAGCCTCTCATGAACCAGGCCAGCATATGCATGTGATCTCGGTGAAGCTGAATCCTGATGGCTCATCCGAAGCAGTAGAACTCACCGACAAGGACAAGTGGAACTGAAAGGGAGCGGTACATCCATGAAGAAGAAGGTAATAGAGGATGACGGATTGGAAGAGGAATCTAAGGCCAAGGCTCCCAACTTCTACAGGATCTCACTGGCCGTTACCGAGGATATGCTGGGCACTGCGCCGGCTAATCCCGAGATATACAGCAGGTTCGTCGCCGACAAGGCCCTCAAGGACGAGAAGAAGCTCGCCAAGACCGAGGAAGAGAAGGCAGCAGTCCAGGAGAAGCAGGACGATGTCACCCGTGAGGAACTCGCCATGCTTCCCGAAGACAATGCCAAGGGAATCACGGTGTTCCGTCGTGATCCTACCTCAGGTGCACTGATCCTTACAGACACGATGATTCGTGGCTTCCTCAAGGAAGGCGCGGCAGCCATCGGTCTGAATGGAGCAACCTGGGGAATGACAACCAAGATTGACAGGTTCGTCTTCGTCACCAACAAGGACAAACGGCCCATCCGTGTTATCCCTATCATTCGTGATGGTGCAATCGTCACTGCTCCCGATGACATATATGAGCGTCCACTGCGTGCTATGACCATGCAAGGACCTCGTGTCACACTCGCGGCGAGTGAACGTGTTAGAGCTCCATTCAGTCTGGAGTTCTACATCTACATCGTAGGTCTGGGCAGTACTGACAAGGGGAAGATCACCCCCAAAGTCCTGAAGGAATGGCTGGACTACGGTGTCTACTGTGGACTCGGTCAGTATCGGACAGGCGGCCACGGTCGCTTCGATGCTATCGTAGAGCCTGTATGAAACCCACTCGTGAGGACCGAATCAAGCTATCCATCGACCGGCGCATGCGCAAGTTGGCTCAGAATAGCTGTGCCAAGGTTACTACCAAAGAGACCGCCAAGATACGGAAGCTTGAAGAGGTCCTAACCACAATAACCCGCTCAGAATAGGCTGCGGCTAAAGCCTGAATCTTGGGGTGGTAGTACCACCCCGAGTTCACCCGTACAAGTCACGCGCCGTACTGCGTACCCAGGCAGAGGCTGGGTAATGCACAGCAATGCAAAGCAAGGGCATGGTGGGGCGCGGTCGCGTGCTGTAACGCCGTGGCAACGGCAAAGTCGTGTCGTGAGCAGCGGCGTAATGGCATAGTCCGGCTTTGTGGGGCAATGGCAACGTCTGGTTCAGCTCCGCAGAGGCTCCGCTGTATGTCGCAACGTCAGGCTTCGGCGAAGTTATGTGTCTCAGCGTATTGCCAGGGCAATGCGTGGTACTGCGGTGGCATCGGCAAAGTGCTGTGAGGCGTAGTTCTGCATAGGCAAGGCAATGTACTGCACTACGACGGCAACGTTTGACAGGGTCGAGCAATGGCAGCGCCACGCCCGGCCCTGCCGGGGCAATGTAAGGTGTCGCACGGTATTGGCAGAGTATCGCCGAGCGCCGTATGGCTTGGGCATAGTTTAGCCCGGCGTTGCAAGGTAAGGGCACGTGTAATAGGAGGCAACACAATGGCAGCAGATGGCGAAGCAAGGTTCTGGTTCGGATCCATTGGGGATGCGTACAACTGGACCATCAACCGCGCTGACACTGAGGTCAAGGGAGTTTGGCGCAGTTGGGCCAAGCGTCGCCTTGAATCTGAGCTGTCAGACATCGTTCGGGTAGCATCCGGGCACAAGAAGGACAAAGTAGCCATCGGCGACTCGAGGTATCAGGAGCTGTGGCGAATCGCAGACGAGAAGGTAACTACCTTCTGTAATCAGCATAACGTGCCGAGATCAAGCATTGAAGCGCAGGTCCCGGCATTAACAGAGTTGAAGGCGCTAGCCCAGGTACCGGTAGTGGTACCGCATCAGACTGCCAAGAGAATAGGAGCCGGCGCTGTAGGTGGCTCTATGTTGATCATTGTATTAGGCATTATGTGTGGTTTCGTCCACTCTCTATTCCTGTTCGGCATGTCTGTATCCGAAGGTATCGGCCATGGTCTACATTGGCTGATTCACCTTCTCTAACTGGAATGGGGTACCACAGTGATCAAGAACATTATGTCCTGCGATGTATGCAAGGAAGACCAGCAGAAGACCAATGGCTGGATAGCAGCCTGGATCGACTCGCAAGGTAAGTTCAACTCCTGCCACTGTACCGATCTGAAGAAGATGGGTACTGTCGTAGACACAATGGAGAAGCAGACGATCGACGGAGTGGTGGTCAATCATGCGCATGGATCTGAGTGCGCAGTGAAGATGTACCAACGCTATCTGTCAACCGGATCGCTTCAACCGGAGAAGCCTGGAGGCACGTCGTGATCTGGATCATTGGTTCAGCCATTGAGTTCGGTGTCTGGATTGGATGGCTGGGCACCAAGCTGGGGTCCAGAGCAAGGATCCACGCTCGGTTGATCGAGGGCACCAATGCTCAGAAGACCATCCCGTTCCTTGAAGCCAGGCTGGCGAAGGAACACAAGGCCACTGACAAGTGGGACAGGCTGGCAGCCAAGAACATCGTCAAGGCTATCCGCAGCATATCCCAATATCATGCCTTCGAGATGCTGGTGGCTTACCTCATTCATATGAAGAGGTTGGGCGCGCCCACCAAGATAAGGATCTGTCTGCCATGAGCCATAGAAAGTCAAGGCAAATGACCTTCTTGGTAAAGGAGCCGACTGGGAACGAGGACACGTATGTACTGGCCTTCTACCCGGAATACCACGTGAGCAGGGCCCAGTTCAATGAGATAACAGCAGTTCTCGACGAGCAGATCGAGAGGCTGGGACGAATAGAGAGGCTTCACCAACAGATCCGAAGGAGCAAGTCATGACTCTGACACCCACGGCGCAATCCAGTGCCATCGCTGGCTTCGCTCTATGGCTTGTAGGCTGGGCAACGCTGTTTAAGGTAGACCACATTCCGTTCATCGGCCGCTTCGTCAAGAAGGACAAGGTCACGGATTGGATCCTTGACAACAAGGTGCTGACCCTGTTGTGTACTGAGATCTTCAACTTCGGTGTTCATGGGATCAGCAATCCCGCCAGCGTCACCTTTGCGCTTGGTGGCACCGTATTCAATGCCCTAATGGTGTTCATCCTGTTGCCACTTGGACGTCGTCGTAACCGCAAGAGCAACAAGGTGGTATTGCAAGGAGCATTATGAAAGCATTCATCCTCATCGTCCTCATCCTGGACATGATCTTCAACTTCGTGCTCAGACTGGCTGTCTTCCTTTGTGCCATCCTAACCATCACATTCGTGAGCAGCATGCTGTTGGACCTGATACGGTTAGGCTTCGAGTCCGTATCCATATGGCGCGCGGAAGTATTGTCGGAGTGAAGCCATGAGAACTCTTATGAACTCTGTGTTTACCTATATCATCGGAGGCCTGTGCATCATTCTGGCCCTCCGTTGGATAGTAAGACGCGTCCTGTACTGGCACAGGAAGCGCCTGATTCTGCAGTTTACCAGTAGAAATGGACTATGAACCATGTTCAAACTCATCGGTGCTATCACCTGCGGCTTGGCAGCCGCTGGTGCAGTAGCCTACTTTGCGATGCGTCCCTCAGAGCAGCGCGCGAACGACATGAGCACAGCGAAGAAGATAGCCAACGACGCCGTGACCAGTGTCAAGGACTATGCCACCCAGCTGTTCCCGTCAAAGACCCCCAATCCACCGGCCTCCATCTAACCCGCACGCGCAACACGCAGCACGGAGAACGACAATGCCAATGACGTTAGTCGTAATGCGGCGACCCTCCGAGGACTCCCTGACCATCTGCTTTGAGCCCATGAAGAACATGAAGGCTCTGAAGAAGAGGGTCAGGGAACTCGACGCCGGGGAGGCTGCAGCCATCAAGGCAGCCAAGAAGGCAGAGAAGCATGTGCTCAGCGAAGCTGGACGCAAGCGTATTGCGGAAGGCCAACGTAAGCGCTGGGCTGCCAAGAAGACCACTGGCAACTTAGGCGCACAGCCAGTTGCAAGGAAGAAGGCCAAGAAGTGAAGGCTATACTCGTTGTACTGGGAGTTATCTGCCTGACTGGGTCCAGCCTGCTCATATGGAAGCAGATAACCGAGGAGAAGAGATTCAACACGGATGCTTTCTGGGCTGGCATCCTGTTCATCGTCGGATGCTTCTGCGTTGTAGCCAAGCCACTCCTGCCCGGCAGGACATATCACATGGGGCCCAATGGTCTCACCGAAGTTGTCCCCATGGCGCAGATAGTCCAGCCATGACAGCCGTGTTCAAGTTCATCGCCTTCATAGCCGGCGTAGTTGCTATCGTGCTACTGCTTGTCGGTTGGTACAGCAAGCGTGATCCAACCGTCAAGTTGGAGACGACTATGGAGGCGCTGGCATTAGCCTTTGGATTCGTCGGGTTGATGTCAGAGGTACGCAAGCCATCCCAACTTATATAGAGAAGAGAGACCATGGAGAACGATATCTGTAACAGGTGTAAAGCACCGATCAGGCGTGAACACACCGGTGATCCATGGGTTAACATCCGTACCAGCGAGCCTTGGTGCCAAGAATCAGGTCAGCGGCACCAACGGTTCATCGATGAGCCTGCCATAGTTGACACTGGATACAGGGCTATAGTAGATACCTTGGATTGGTTGGGCCAGTTATACAGAGACATGCTCTAACGCAATACCGTGAGGCCAGGAGTAAGTCATGACTACACCAGAACAAGGTCCACCAAACCCGACAGGCATGCAGATCATGATCCTGGCATTCGTAGCTACAGTTATAGCCACGCTCGGATGCACTTGGTTTGTCGTTCACGTCAACGGGACTTATGGAGACGGCTGGGGATACCCATTAGGTTCGGACCAGGTGTACGCACCCGGGGACAACTGTCGAGACTTGGTATCCTTGCGAGTTGCTATCCCAAGCCAAGCTGGATATACAGAAGAGGACAAGTACTTCTGTACGGACTATATGGAAACCAAAGTCCAGATCCTGCAGCCTGATGGAACGTCTCTGACAATCACTCCTGAGACTTGGTCTCATAGGTGGTCTGGCAACAACGCCTTCATCATCATCAAGTACGACAAGTTCGCACCCAATGAATCTGAGTGGAAGGCATTCGTTCGGAAGTATCCAACGGAGCCAAGACTCAAGTTCCTGTCCTCTCTGTGCAGGACAGGTATCCCAGTACGCACAGTCGAAGGCAGTGCCTGTGCAGATCTACCAAGATAAGGAGCAATCGTGAAGCTAAGGCTGATCTTCCTAGTGACTCTATGCTCCACAGTCCTAGGACTACTGTTCTGGAGGAACTCATCCCGCTATCCTACGAAGTCCATCCTTTGGAGAGCCGGCAAGACCGTCATTGAACTCTCTCTCGTGCTTCTAACAGCACTGAGACTCCCCGTAATGCTTGTGTCTTGGTCATGCCTATGGATCACAAGACCAATCCAAACCCCATGGATTAAGGTCACTGTCGGCGTGGCAATAGGAACGATCCTTGGATTCCTGTCAATGTATGCCTTGGAACTGCTGATCATCATTGGTGTATTCGGCATTGACGATATCACTGGTGACCGTGATGGCTTCCTGATGAACCTGGCGAGGACCAGGAGAGAAGCCAAAGTTGCCTGACATCAACAAGTTAGGAGAAGCAGATGGATCGCGATGAACTGGATCAAGATGAACGAAGTATCATGACCGTAAGTGAGAGGGCAACAATACTAGCCCTCATGCTCGTGATATGGACAGTCGCCCTATGCACTGTCCTCTCTCTAGTAGGCATTGGAATCGAGATTGCCAAGCATATCCCATTTGCATGGCGGTTCGTTGCGATCCCTGCCTACGTTATGCTTCTCTGCTACTCTGTACCCCGAATGATCCCACCCGTTCTATTGATGGTTATGCGAATGGTAGATCCGTACCTGAAGGGAACGGATACTGTGCATACCCATTACCACGATAACGGGATTGGATCTGAAGGATAGGAACGAAGAGGTCGATAGGTGTGACAATCCCCTGGAAGAGGGTTAGTCGTCACCGTATTGTCAGTCAGTTCAACGGACATGAGGTCGAGGTTAGGTTATGTTCGGAGGGTTGGCAGGTGGCAATTGACCACACATTGCACGAAGAGGTTTATCCTACCGAGAGTAGAGCACGCGGGGCCGTAGAGTCCGCCGCCCAAGATCTTCTGATCAACGAAGCTTGGAAAGAGATCAGGTCAAAGCACTTCAAGGCCTAGAAAGGAGCCAACCTGTATGGCATCATCACTAACAACGCCCTCCGGCATGACCGGTCTCAAGAGGCACTCCTGTACTCACAGCAAGGCTATCTGGGGTGCACTTCAAGTCAACTATATGACAGATGGCACCGCTATAGTCTGGCAAGGCGGTTCCTGCTCCGAATGCATGGCGAAGCTGATCGTCGAGTACGCCAGGCAAGAACCTAAGGCCGCCTAATTAGCTCAATCATCCAAGACTGGCCGAACCATCAACCAAGGAAGGAACACAACAACATGAGGCAAACAGATGTCCCAAGCATTGAAACGATCGTCAGGCTCGCCGAACTCAGAGGATCGCTCCGCAAAGAAGTTCAGATTGTCGCAAGTAGCGCTCGCATATCTGAGGTCGACGCTGCCTCCTGGATGGGAGTCGATGGGCTTTACCATCAGGCGGGCAGGAACGGGTTACAGCATCGGCCCGATCAAGTGCCAGCATTGCGAGCACGGAACTCCGCCGGACTACTTGTCAACGGCGCAGAAGCGGCGCTGGCTGGAGGTGCACCTCGAGGTGTATCACATCAGCAAGACGATGAAGGTACCGACCAGTCCCTCCAAGCTCATTCACATTCAAAGGTGAAGAAGCACAAGAGGGTATGGCGCAACCCCGATGGCAGCGCGATGACTGCAAAGCAGCGCAGCGAAGAGAACGCTCGTCGTGCTCAGAAGCGCTTGGAGAACAAGGCTGCGAGGGGCAAGACCGCCAAGCCGGCCGCCAAGACCAACGGAGTTGGACATCGCTTCCCTGCTGGCAAGGGATACGGCGTCGAAGACCTCAAGGGCTTCTTCACGCGGCATCCTGATAAGGCATACAAAGCCAAGGACATTCTGCATCTGACTACTCCAACCAAGCGCAAGTCAGCAGCAGGGAACATTCCTCCCGCGCTGGTCGGACTGGCACAGAAGAAGTTCCTGGTCAAGGTAGGGCCTGGCTTGTATCAGCTGAAGACAGCTACCAAGAAGCCGAAGACATCAGTGGCCAAGAAGTCGCGTCACAAGAAGCCGGCCGCTATAGTGCAGCAGTTCCACGACGCTCCTCAAGAAGCCGCTGTGGAAGCTATCGTAACGCAGTAGTTGGCCAACAACTCAACCCTGTAGATGGCACGGGATCTCCCGTGCCATTTCCATGTGGAAGGAACGTCAATGTCAATGAGGAAGGTTATCTGGGCAGCAGTCATCACCACTATCTGGGTGATACTGGTCACCGCTGCGTTTGCAGCGCCGGCTCCAACATACAATCCCTATCTCTCCTGTGACCTGCCATACGAAGTAGTGGGCACTGTACCATTCCTTCCACTGCATTACAACATCACGCTGAACGAAGATGCTTACACAGTCTCCTGGATGGAAGAGCAGACCAAGGAGACGTTCCAGTACCACGCCCTGTTCTACAACAACATCATCTGGTTCAATCCAACCACTTCATCCACGGACATGATTAACCCAAAGGATCTGAGCTTCACTTCCAAGGTGACCATCATGTCCTCGGATGGTACTACGCTATTGGATCAGTACATACGCCATGGTCACTGCGTACATGGGGATCCTACCAACGGGAAGTTCTGATCAAGGAGTTCTCAATGAGCCCGAAGAACATGGGTTTAGGCCATGGGATAAGCGATAGCGTCCGGAACTCCATTGGAGACTGGATGACTGATCGAGTCATTGACATCATGGCAAGTACTCTCAAGTATGCCAACTTTGTATCCCCCAGCAAGGAAAGGGACACATTCAAGAGCAGAGTACGCACTGCCGATGAATGGTCTCGCATCAAGCGTGAGAAGGACCTGAAGGCCGGCGTCTGGAAGAGGACATACTACTCCAAGCTCTTCGGCAAAGATGGGCCAGGCCTCACAGTTCTCACCAACAAGGGTGACAAGACCAAGGAAGAGGATATGTATATCGAGTACGTAACCATCACCTACGGTAATAAGGTGATTGGCGGCGGGAAGGTATCCATACCCTCTGTCAAACTGTCCCAACTTGGGCGTAAGCCAACCATCAGGGACTTCCAGACGGAGAGCATCTTCGCTGAGTTCACTGAGAAGGAACTGGCAGTTCTATCAGCTGAGTTGGAGTTCGGCGACGCCGACTCGCTCACCATGATGTTGGAAGAGAGGTTCGTCTAGATGGATAAGGACAGAGCCAAGCAATTGCAGAGTGACTTCATCCCTAATGGGGAATGGATAGATATATCAACGCTGGAGTTCCGTCGGACGCTGCCCGATGAAGTCTACCAATGCTGTGTACGGTCTGGACATGATATCCAATCCGGTCCCATCTATTGTGGCAGAGTTGCTGAGTGGATAGCCTTTACTATCAAAGGCTCTGTTGCTCTCTGTGGACAGCGTACACACGTACCAAAGAAGTAGGAGGAGGAAGTTAAGTGAGAGCAGTTATCTCTTTGGTAATCATCTCTATACTCACATTGTTCTTCAGCCCGCCAATCCTGGCGCAAGTACCTGACGCTCCAACTCCCGCACCAACGAGCTTCCTTGCAAGCAAGGTGAACCGCGCGCTGGTCATAACGGAGTTCTCAGTTAGACTCACTGATGCATACACCAGTCATCGGAACCTCAACGATCCATGCCACTGTTTCACTGAGACCAGTTCGCTCTTCGGCGAGAACCTCACTCCTGTATTCAAGAGCAGCGTTGGAGCCTATAGCTTTTCAGTTGGAGTAGCTACTGGGGTCACGCTGATTTCATGGTGGCTGTGGAAGAGGCATAGGCATCCCAAGGTATTCCATGGGATAGCACGGCTGGGCCTAATGGAAGACTCTGCCTTTGATGCAGATGCGGATGTCAACAACATACATCTGTGGATAGAATACGGTACTCCATAGGTAGGGGGTCGGCATGAAGAAGCTGAGCGAGGTCCTCTTGAATGGTGACAGCTCAACATATCTGATACTCATGGGAGCCTTGGTTATGGCTACCCTAGTAGTATCTTGTGCGTTGGTTCGCCAATAAGCTCCGTAAAGCCGGACGCGTCCCACCCAGGTAGACCGTGTTGTGGGGCCATGTAACCAGCAGCAGAGTTATAGCTGCCTTCTACAACCGCAGGAGAGGCATGGGTGGGGCCTAGCCGTGAGGCAAACTCATCCCCGACAACAGGAGCCTTATGGATCAGTTAAGGGTGCTAGGCAGAGCTATCGCATTGACTGCCTTCGATAGGCTGGGAGATATCCTCAGCATCTTCGTAGCATCCAAGGGACAGTCGGCGGTGGCTAAGAGACTACCCATCGCTAAGGTCCGATGGATTACTGCACCGCTCTGGACCGAAGTGGCTGTAGACGGTGCAGTTAAGTCAGGGGCCAGCAATAGAGCAGGAGCCAAGTATGCCATTCCGAAGGGATTGCCAGTTGATGGTGAACGCGCCCTGGCAATCGAGAATCCACCGCACGAGGTGACCGGATTCAGCGGTGTCATCGAATCCGGATATGGCAAAGGCGTGAAGACTCTGTTGGCTGATGAGATCGTAGCTATCAAGATCGAGGGAGTAACCAGCCTCTCGCGTATGAACTATCATGTGCACGACGCAGACAAAGCTGGGCGTCACTTCGATCTGGTGGTAGAGAACCTGCCGCCAGGAACCAAAGAGTGGGAGATGAACATCCCACGCGGCGAGTTCAAGGGAAGATATGCATTCCGCCAGACTGATCGTGGGATGATCATCGTTC